CTCCGCATTCGTCTCCTCGGCTTCCCCTATCGAGCCGCCCGCATCATTTACAAGTTGATGACCGGCGCTGAACCGCCGCAGACCATCGACCACAAAGAGGGTAATCGTGACGACAATCGTTGGGAACAATTGCGCCCAGCGACCCAACAACAGCAAATTTGGAACCGCTCCATATTTAAGAACAATCTGTCTGGGTTTCGCGGCGTCAATCAGGAACGAGGCGGGAGATATCGGGCGCGCATCAGAGTTGGCGGCAAGCGCATACAACTCGGCACCTTCTCTACACCACAAGAGGCATCTGCCGTCTATGAAGCCGCCGCCCGCCAGCTACGCGGCGAGTTTTATCGGGCTTGACACGACAGGCGACCGCGCGTAGCAGAAGCTGCGACATCCGGTGTCGAGAGGAACCCACCCATGTCCTACGCCCCGCAGATCAAAGGCCTTCGCGAGTATGAGGGCCAGTGGCTCGGCAACCGACTGCGCTTCGCCACCGCAGGCGAGGCGATCAACTACTGCAACCAATGGGAGCCCAGCCCAGCATACCGGCGCGCGGTCGAATCGAACGACCCGGTGACCCACCGCTGGACCCTGAAGGGCCTCGTGAAAAAGGAGACGACCACATGAAATTCGTCATCGCCGCCGCGCTCATCGTCAGCGCCCAGCCAGCAACTGCCTGTCATAGGTTCGCCGTCTGGAAATATCCTTTTCCACAACGGTGCGCGGTGACGCGCACCACCTATCACGCGCCTGCGCCAGCCAAGACCTACTACGTCGAGATCACCACGCCGCCGCAGATCCCGCTGCCGAAGGTTGACGCCATAACTGAGCCAGAGCAACGGACCAATGAACAGATCCGGGATCAGCAGGAACACGATGAAGCGGTCGCGGCTCACAAGGACGAGATAAACGGTCTGATGTTTATCTTGCATGCCAAGGAAGACGCCAAACGCGCAGCGGGGATCGAATAAGCCTAGAGGACGACATGACCCAAACGATGCAGATCAAGACCGCGACAGGCGCGCACACGTTTCAGGTCGAAATCGCTGCGGACGATGCGAGCCGGATGCGCGGGCTGAAGGGCGTCCGGTCTATGCCGCCCGATCACGGCATGCTGTTCGCATTTGACCAGGAAGCGCCTCGCACCTTCAACATGAGTGGCGTCGAGATCCCGCTCGACATCATCTTCCTTTCCCAGGCTGGGCTCGTGACCCACATCGCAGCCAACGCCGAACCGGGGTCAGATCATCCGATCGTCGGCGCGGGCGCGGCGGTGCTTGAAGTGAACGGCGGCACCGCCGCCAAGCTCGGGCTCAAGGTCGGCGACGAGATAGGAGGAGCCACAATGGCCACCGAACAGATCGACCCCCGCCTCCTCCGGGCAGCTAAGCAAAGCCCTACGCTCCGATACATGATCGAGCACAAGCTGCCGCTGACCCGCGAGCAGTGGATCAGCTTGAACTACATGGGCCACCCGCCAGAGCCGTGGACGGCCGAGCACGAGGCCGAAGTGCCGACGCCGTTCAGCCTTCATCCGCAGGATGAGGACTAATCGGCTTCCTCGACTTCTGGCGCGCCAGAATACCAAGACGGCGCCCGGATGCGCGAAGCTCCGGTCGCCGGATCTGTCATCAGATGCTGCTGGACTTGCTGCTGGGTCCAGGCTCCGTTCCGGTGGTTGGCCCAGGCGTCGTTGACGCGAGCGCGGAACGCGGCGCTGCGTTTCTCAGCAGGGCTATAGAGGCCCCTGATTGCCTCCCAAGTGATCGACTGCATCTGCCGAGGTAAGATCCCGCGCTCTGCCGCCGCGCGCCGGTAAGCATCAGCATAAGCGCCATAGAGCCCCTTAGCCCCCGTCGCTGACGATTGTGGCGCGGGCTTGCCGAGCCCAATGCCAGTGTCTTTGTCCGCGCCGGAAAGGGGCCGCAGGAGCGCAGCGGCGATAGCGTGCGTGTCGATCGTGACATCGCCGGTCGGCGCGTTGGGGTTGAGGATGTTATTGTAGAAATTCCTCACCTTGTGCATGTCGCCCATCGCATCCGAGATCGTCGGCATGTTCTTGGCGTCGAACGCGGTCACGGCCTTGGCGATGGCGTCGAAACCGCCCCACCCAGCGCCAGCGTCGGTTCCGTCCCCCTTCTTCACCGTATCGCCGAAGGTGCCATTGGGATTGACGAGATTGTAGGCGCGAGAATTGTGGGCCTCATCGTATGCCCGAATCCAGTGCGCTCTCTCAACCGGGTCCGTGATCTGACCAAGTGGCAAGGTTTTAATCTTGTCGATGATCGCTGCCGACTTCGTCGTGTCCGCCGCCGTACTGTTTTTAAGGTAGTTCTCAGCCCATTCTTGCATCTGGGGGCTGAATGGCGTGTTGCCCTGCCTATGCGAGATGTCCATCACCCGGTCGCCGAGCGAGGCGTTCTTGTACCAGTCCATCTGCGGCGAGAGCGCCGCATAGACGCCCGCGATGTTTTCTAGCGGCCGGTCGTATGTCGTCGCCCGCTGCCTCGCGATCGTGTTCGCGCCATCATACCACTGCTGCGAACCTTGGCGGATGTCCTCCGGGACGGCGTCGTGCAGCGCCAGGATGTTGTTCTTCGCATGCTCGATAAAGGCCTCGTGCGCCTCTTCCGGCGTGGCGTCGGCGGGAATGTTGAGGTCGCTGGTCGGCGTCCAGGTCGTCTCCGTCTTGGCCTTTTTCCCGCCCTGCGCCGGTATCTTCGTCTTCACGCCCGTGTAGGGCATCTCCTTGATGATGTCGGCCGTCTTCTCGTACATCTTCGGCGCGGCCTGCATCGTCTCGTGACTGATCGTCCCCTCGCCAGACAGATGGGCATCTGGCGCGTTAGCGGCCCATGGCATTGCGGTGGCGATTCGACCTTCGGGGAAAGCAGGGTTGACATGGCGCAAGACGCCGTCGGCGCCGCGCTCGACCGCCCCAACGGCAGTCCGCTCGGCCGCGCCAGCCCCCGGCAGGGGGACCGCGCCGATCGCGCCCGTGATAGCGCCGAGAACATCGCCGCGCTGCCCGGCGCGGTAGGCCTCGTTCGCCGATAGGACGTTGCTGGCGCCAGGAGCGTATTCAGCGCCCGTCCGCACTGCTGACCCCATGCGCTCGGCGCCGACATCCGGCACCCCGAGGCGTTGCGCACCCTCGCTCACGCCCTGCTGGATCTGTTCGCCCCAGGATGGGTCGCCAGCCGCCAGTGTCCCCTGCGGCCTTGCCTCAAGGTATTTCGGCGTGAACACCTGACCGGGAACCGGCGCCGCTGGGACATGGCCCATGATGTGCGGCTCGTCCTGCGAGGCCGCCGCGATCCGCTCGTGCATCGGCGAGCGCGGCTCCGGGAAGCCCATGGCGCGATGGAGATCCGTCGTCTTCATCGTACGATCGGGAGGCTGGAGGTCGAACGGATTGCCCTCGACCGGCTCCAGCGCGCCGCCGTCCGCCATCGCGATCCGGCCGCCGGTCCATTCTCCGGGCGGTTCGAACCCCTCGCGCTGTCGCTGCGCCGCCTCCTCCTGGCCCATCAGACCTGACGGCGCGCGGCCAGCGACCTGGGGCGCGGTGATCGGCCGCCCCATGTTCTCGCGCCACGTCCATTCCGGCATGTTGCCGATCTTCTGGTCGGCGAAGATCGTATCGGCCGCCTTAGCCGTGCGGTTCGCCTCGCCGTGCGGCCCGAAATTGAGCCAGGAGTTCTGTCCCCGAAGCTCGCTCGCCATCGCTGGCTTGGCGGCGTCGGAGTACATCGCGGCATGCGAGCGGAAGGCGTTGTCCTCGCCCTCGGCGCGGAAGCCGTGCCCCTCCTTGGCGTGGCCGAAATAGTCGTGGACGATGCGGAAGATGTCGTTGACCCGCGCCGGATGGCCGCCGATCTCCTCGCCCGCGTCGGCGAGCATCGGGTTCTCGGGCGCCTTCATGTCCTCGCCGGTCGAGCCGTAGCCGAGGTCGGTCGGATAGCCCCACCAGTGGTTGTTGTCGCGGATGTCGCGCAGGGCCATGCGCGGGTTCTCGGCATAGGGGTCGCCGGTCTGCGGCGTGATCCAATCGACCTTGAGGCCGGTGTTCTTGACGTGCTGCCACTGCGCCATCGTCTCGCGCGCTAGGGCGTCATAGGAGGACCGCACCCCCGGATCGTCGGGCGCGTGCGGCATGTCCTCGTAGGCCTGGGCGACGCGGGTGGCGAAGCCCTTGTCGATCTTGGCGTAGTCGCGCGGCGGATCATACGGCAGACCCGACTCGCGCATGTAGGCCTCGGCGGCCTGATGCGCCTTCTCCAGCGGGCCGGGGACATAGGACGAGCCGTCCGGGAGGCCGATGATCTTCTGCGGGAGGCCGGTTACCGGCTGGTATGGCCCGGCGGCGGCGCGGGCGCGGGCGACCTCGGCGGCCTCTTGGGCGGATAGGCCACCGGGCGGCGATGCTTCTCCCGGTGCTGGGCGAAGGCTCGCGCCTCCTCCAATTCCTCCGGGTCGTCCCAGCGGACCCGCTCCAGCGGCGGATTGGGCATGGATGTCTCCTGTCGCGCCTGATGCTACACTACGCTCTGGGTCGTCGTCCACCCCGCCGCCATCATCGAACCCGGCGCGGACGGACGAATCGTGAACAGATGCAAACGGATCGAAGTCAACCGGTTCCGCTGACCATCCACCGATATCGTGACCGGCCATCTCACAGCCTGCCCGACAGCCACAGGATCAGGATGATGATCAGGATGATGCCGACGATCCCGATGCCGCCGTGGCCAGCGCCATAGCCGTAGGGCCAGGGCGAGCCTGGATAGATCGAAGGCCCGATCCCGCCGAGCAAGACGATGACCAGGATGATGAGGAGAATCAGACCGAGCGACATCGCCTCACCCGTGGATCGGCGGGCCGAACACGCCCCAGCCGAGGAGGCCGATCAAGATCCACCAGACGACCGGATGGTACGGCGCGTAAGGCGCATTCGGCGTCCAAGTCGCCCATCCCCAAAAGATGAAACCGATGATCATTATGATCCAGAACAATAGACCGATTGACATTGTACGATCTCCTCAATGCCGCCCAGCGCGCCCGAGCGAGGGCGCATTCGCTCCGCCAGTGACCGTGCCGCCATAGGCGCGGGAGAGGATCGCATCAGCCTTGCGGTCGATCGCCGCCTGATCGGGATCGTGGTGCATCGCGGCGAAGCCCTTGGCGATGCGGGCGTGTTTCTTATCAGGCATCGGGTAGCCGCCAGATCCCGGCTTGCCGAGCCTGGAAGCGGGGAGGCTTTTGCGGACCTTGGCGCTGACGGTCATCGTTCACTCCTCGCGCTTCACCCTGAAGTACTGGCCGGTGCGCGGGTGCCGAACGTAGTGGTGGCCGTCGGGCGCCTGCTCGGCCTCGCCGAACGGCGTCGTCACCCGGCCGCCGGTCGCGCGCTTCTGGGCGGCGGGCTTGGGCTTCGGCGTCGCCTTGATCTGCTGAAGCTTGCCCTGGTTCTGCTGCTCGCCCTGCGCGAGTGACGTGTCACGCTGCATCGCCCCCTGCGCCATGGCCGTCTGGTGCTGCTGTGCGCCCTGCTGCGCACCTTCTGCGAGTGCCGCGTGATGCGCCTGCTGGCCCTCGGCGAGCGCCGCCTGATGCCCGAACTGGGCCTCCTGCATCCGCCCCTGCTGCTCCATTCCGGCTTTAGCGACTTCGGTCTGGTGTTTCGCTCCAACCTCGGCCAGACGGCCCTGGTGGTCGAGGTTCGCCTTCTGCATCTCGCCTTGCTGCTCGACCCCCGCGAGCCGCATCTCGTGAGCATGCTTCATCTGCTCCTTGATCAGTTCGGTCTGGCGATCGGCGGCGTTCTCCTGCGATTCATGCTGGCGGCCCGCCTGCTCCATGGCGGGCTTCATCTGCTCGTTGCGCGCCTGGAGGCTCGCGGTGTGGGTCGCAAGCTGCTGCTTCTGCACCCCGGCGTGGGCCGCTTGGATCTTCGCCGTCGCATCCAACTGGCGCGCCTGCGCCTCCATCGGCGCGTTCTTGGCGTCGAGTTGCAGTTGCCCCTGCTTCGCCTGGGCGTCGAGGAGCGCGGCCTGGGCTGTCGTCAGCGCCGCCTCATCCTTCGGCGATGGCGGCTGCGGCTGCGGGTTCTGGTTGAGGAACTGATCGGGGTTGGCGAAGCCGATGCCCCGGATGCAGACGCGCCGGATCGTGGTGAGATCGAAGGCGGCCGGGTCGTCCTTCGCCATCATGTAGAGCGCGGCGTTGCGCAGCATTCGCTGCAAATGCGAGGCGGTGTTCGGGTCCGCTCGGGTGACAATCTGGTAGGTGTTGAGCGCCTTGACGACGAGGTCGTCGTCCCATTGCACGACTGCGCTGGGCTTCTGGTGCCGGTAGAGGGCGGCTGGATCTTCGCGGAACCGCTCGACCAGAAGCTGAAGCTCGTCTGATTGCGCCGCACAAAGCCGCTTGTGCGTTGCGAGAAGCGGCTTGATCGCCTGCTCGATTAAAGCGAGCGTGGTGCCGACAGGCGCGTCCTGCCGCCCCTCGCCAACCATCACATCGGCCGTGCCGCCGAGGCGCTGGCCTTGCTGGTTCAGGTTGTCGATGAAGCCGACGAAGGTCGCGTCTGGGCTCTTGTAGGGCATGCCCATGACGACTTGCTGAATCGGGAGGCCGCCGGTTTCGATCTCCTTGGCCCCGCCTGGGGGCACCCGAATCACCGCGTTATCCTGCCGCCCCGAGCCCTTCGCCATCAGGAGCCCAGGGAAGTTCGAAAACATCCCCGCGTCGATGAACTCGCGCCATGCCGCCGTGATGCCGTTGGAGATATTGCCGAGCAGATGCGAGAGGCCAATTCCGTAAATGCCGAAGCCGCGAATAAACGGAAACTGGACGAAGAAGGTCTTCGGCAGACACATCTCGTCGTCGTCGTTCCAGTTGCGGCGGATCTCCAGAACCTCCTTCGATTCCTTGTCGATCGCCACCTTGTAAGGCACCGCGAGCCCGTCGTTCTTGCCCTTCGTCTGGTGTTCGAAGCCCTCAAGATCGAGTTCGCAGTAGCATTCGAAGATCTCGTGGTCGCGGTCCTCGCGCTCCGGGCTCTCGTTCTTGCGGACGCCGCTGATCTCCTCGGACTGGACGGCTGGCGCATCCTTCTGCGTCCAGCCGGGATCGCCGAGCGGCACATCGCGGTAGGCCCCCACCAACTGCATGCGGCGCAGGGTCGAGGGCGCCATCATCACCCGGTGGGTGATGCGGGTCGCCTCATAGATCGAGGTCGCGCTGTTGTTGATGATGACATCTTCGCCGAACACCGCGCGCGAGACTGGGCGGCGTCGAATGGGGTCGTGGTAGACCTTCTTGAACACCGAGCCATCGACGCCGATGCGCAGCAGCATTGCGTCGGTGTCGGGAACGTATGGCTTATCGACCGCCGTCAGGTAGTGGTTGAGGGTCTTCTCCAGCGCATCGGCGAGGTCATCCAGTTCGGTGGTTGCAGCCGCCGTGTCCTGGGCCACCTTGGCCGGGCCATCGGTCGGGCACATCTCGCTGAAAGCGTTGGCTCCAAATCGTACGACCGCCTCGCACAGCATGGTGGCGCGGACCTGGGACTGGCCTTCCAACGGCGCCGAGCCGTCTGGGCCAGACGATCGCATCTCCTCGATCTTGAGGCCAAGGATCTTGATGCCGCGCGCCCGGGTGTCGAGCCACTCCTGGCGCGAGCGGTTGTCCTCATCGATGCGCAGCAGAAGCTCGTCGGCGATTCCGCCGAGCACCTCGCGCGGCACCGCCTCGGCGAGGTTGTCATCGAATTTAAGGTCCGCCTTGGGTTTGACCGGCGGCCCGATGCGGACAATGACCCCGCCGCCCTCGATCTCGATGCCCTTGTCGGTATCAGGGATGAGGGGCTCGTCGTCACTCAGATCGATGACGACGGTTCCCTGGCGACCGCCCATCGGCGCATCGTTGTCCATGCCGTCGATTGGAGACGGCGGGAGCCTGATGGCGCCCAGACCGGCGGCCATGGCTTACCTACCTTCTTGACCGCGCTGGCGCTTTGACCGTCACCGCGTTGCTGTCGGACGAGGCCGAGCCAGCAGCGTTGGTCGCCGTCACGGTGCAATGCACGTCCTCGTTGACGTTCTCGTCGGTCGGAGTGTAGCCCGACGTGCTCGCACCTTCGATTACTGCCCCATCGGTCTTCCACTGATAGGCGTAGGAGTGCGGTTCGTCCTGCATGTTCTCCCAGGTGCCCATGGTGCAGGCCAGGGCTTCGCCGACATTGCCGCTCCCGCCGTTGTAGGGCGCTGTCGTCACGACCGGCGGGTTGACAACAGGCGCGGTTTGCGGGGGCAATGGCGGCGACGAGTAGTGGCCTTGGTCCTCGACCACATAAAACGACCCGGCCTTGATCTCCTCGGCCAGCGCGTCGGTCATCGGGGTCTGGAAGACAGGCACGCCGTCGCTGAGCCTACCCATCGAGATCCACTTCTCCGGTGGATCTCCATCCTTGGCGATGCGAGTGCCGTTCTTGAACAGCGAGACGGCGGCGTCGGGAGCTAAGATCGCATGCTGCTGCTCGGGCTTGGGCGGCGCTTCGCGTGCGTCGGGCGATTCGAAGGGAGGCTGCGGCGTGCGCGCGGCGGGCGATTCGCGCCCATGATGGTCACGCTCATGCGGGTCGTGCGCCGTGGACTTCGGAGGCTGGGCCATGGGACGAGGATCTCCTGGATAGCACCTCCCTCTCGCCTCTCGCCGTCGTTCTTAGCGCAATCCTCCGCCAGTTACAAAAGACTTGACGCCGTCGCCGTTCCTGCTACATCCGCTGCGGGTCGCCAGGGAACCCGTTTCGATCCCGGCCAAGCGGATGGCTCCCGTGTCGCTCAGAACAGCCGCGCCTAGGCAGAGACGGCGACCGTGGCCACGGTCGCCGTTTTGCTATGCAGTCGGCAGTATGATCCGCCGGGCGGGACTGGACCCTGTAAGCCGCACACAGGACAGATGTGCCAGACGACCGCAATCTTCACCGCACCCGTCAGCCCCATCGGAAGAAGCGACCCCGGCTCATCCAACCTCCCTTTGTGGAGATACCACGTCCCCGCCGCTATCCCGTACTCGCCCTTAGAAATCGTCTTTTCCGCTGCGAAGCGAGCCTTACTTATCACTCCCTCTATGGTCAGCCCTTCTTCAGATTCGCCAGTGACGAAACCTAAGGTGTTAAAATCCAGCCGATCAAATTTCTCATTGCTTCTTTGAGGCCAGATCAGACGCGACCCGTAGAAGGTATGTTTCACGTCAAGCTTGGCGGCGCCAATTTGAATGTCATGCCCCTCACCGCGCTTCCTTTCGTTGAACCAATCCAAGTGGCTGACCGGGTCAAGGTGAACCGCCACGCACACCACGCACTCGGCCATCTTGCCAAACGCAACCATGCGCGTCTTTCGCGTGCCGGGCGGGGTCCATTCGGCCAGATTCTTGCCTTCGGTCAGAAGAGCGGCAAACTCCCACGAGCGCTTCCCGAGATCAGGCGGCAGGGGGACGTAGACCGGCATCAGCGCCGCCCCGCGCGCCCCAGGCTCGGCGGCCGCGCGACGCCGCCGGTCGAGAGCGGATGGGCGTGGCGCCATTTCGCGCCCTTGGCCTGCCGCTTCTCGCCCTTCTTGGTGAGTTCGCGCGTCCCAGGCTTCATCTCGCCAGCCTTCTGGAGCGAGGCAGTCGCCGCCGCGTAGGGATTCACGCCGGGCGATTCAGCCTTGATGTGCTCGACCGCGCGCTCCCAGATCTTCGGCATAGCCATGCTCCTCATTCAGCACTTTGACATAGGCATTGAGCGCCCGGTCGTCCTTCGCCGTCCACCCGGCCTCCGGGTCCGAGGCCTTGAACACCGCGATCTCATCATCCTGCGGGCCTCGCGTCGGCCAATGGTGAACGAAACGGCGGTTGCGATCGGGCGGGCCAGACGGTCCCAGGTTCTTTGTCGTGTAGAAGAGAGGCGGCCTCGGGCTCATGCCCGCACCAGCGCCGGGAACACCTTCGCGACCCACGCCTTATGGCCATACTCGGCCTCGTCGTAGGTGCAGTAGCGCTCCATCTCGCGATCGAACGCGCCACCGAACACCATGGTTTCAAACAGCAGCGGCTTCGACGTGAAGCCGTGACCGTGATCGAACACCAGGAAGACGGTTGACACGCGCAGATCGGCGTTGCCGGTGTGGAACAGAAGGCGGCTCGGACCAAATTGCTCCATTCCCTCCTGCTCCGAGGCGCACTTCACAATCTTGCGGCCAACCAGCTTGAAATAGTCAATCCCGAGATTCATGCTCGATCACCGGCTTCGACCGATCGCCAGCGGCGATCTCCGCCACCAGTTGGGCGTAGGTCGTGCGCCCGGTCCCGTCCTTCAGTTCACCCTCGATCAGCGCCTCGCGAGTTGACTTAAAAATCAACTTCACCCGCAGCGTGTCGCCGAACTGCTCCGAGTGAACAACCTCGATGCGGACATCCTCAAGGAGATCTGGCTCGATGCTCCAGCCGGTCACCGACAGGCTCATGGCCATGGGATGCGTCATGCGTAAATGCCCCCGTACGACTCGTCGTCCTCGCGGTTCAGCCTTTCGACCAGATCCTTGACGAACTTCGGGTCGAAATCATTGATGTCGATCCAGGTGTCGTGCAGCCGCCGTGGCCAAGCGTGCTGCTTCAGATCGACCTTCCACTGATATGTCCAGTCCTCGCCGAGCCATTGCGCTGGCACATAGAGAGGGGCGAACCGCGACGAGATCGGCATCAGCGGCGCAATGCGGATCACGGCGGGCGCCGCGACAAACGCGGCGAGCCCGGTGATGAACCCGCGTCGGCCGATCTCGATCATCACACTGCCTCCACGGTCACCCTGAAGTTCTGGCCCCGGAACCGATACGTCATCGTCGGGCCGGGCGCATCCAGAAGCTCGACGCCAGCGTTGGGACTCAATGCGGCGCGAATCATGTTCGCCCAGAACATGAGCCCCTTATCCGCGACGGGCGCGAGTGACGGCGCGTCGGCGGGATAGAGAAGCTCGCGGATGCTCTTCAGCGCCTGCTCGTCGTCTTCCTGATCCAGGATGGCGTGGATCGCCTTAACTTGATCGGCGGCGCTCACTCCGCAGCCTTCCGCGTCGGCAGGCTATACATGCCGTCGGCGCTGCGCTCGATCTGGCCGCTCTTCATCAACTGGGCGACGCCGGTCGAGAGCGAGCCAGCCGCAAGATTGGCCTTCACCAGCGCTTCCTTGAGCGCCTTGGTGTCGCGCGGCCCATCGGCGAGCGCGTTGATGAGCGCGTCGTTGACCTTGGAGCCACGCGGGGCGCGGGTCTTGTGCGGCAGACGGGTCGGCGCCGCCGGGTGAAGCTGGTGGACGACATCCGCGTCATCTTGCTCCGCGCCGATCGGCACGATGGTCGCGCCCTGGATTGCCCCCGAGTGAATGAGGCGCTTCAAGCCGTTGTCGTCTGTTTCCATGGTCACGCGATACTTGGTCATTGTCCTTCTTTCCTCTCCTTGCCGTCAATCCAGAGCGCCTTGTTTGCGTCCACCCCAACACTGATCAATAGAAGGGCGCCCGAAAGAAACAGCCTTTCCTTCAGCGTCAACGGGACTTTGTCCTCCAGCTTCTGAGCTAGATCGAGCAGCCGTTGTCGAGCGGGCGAAATCACGTCTGCGGCGCTTCGCTCTCGATGATCTCCATCACCTTCAGCGTCAACGCCGCGTACAGCGAGCGCGCAGCGAACACCTTCAGGAACGCGCCCTCGCCGAGTTCCGCCCGGTTGGCGCATAGGATCACTTGCGGGGCGCCCGGCGCGAAGTCATCCACCACCGCGTCGCCGAGGTCGTCAACGAACACCAGGGCGTCATTCTGCTGGCCGACGCTCAAGCCGACGCCGTAGACGCGCCCGACGCTGCGCGCGGCGCGCGATAGGATCGTCTGCGCCTGCTCGATCGTCAGCGGTTCTGTTTTCGTTTCTGCCATTCTCTCTTCTCCATCGCCTCCGCTCGCGCCGCCTGCGCCCGCAAGATCATCGGATCACCGGCAACATCCGCCATTTCCTCATCGGTAAGCGCCCTAAACCCATTATCACCATACGCTTGGAGATGGCCGCAATAAAAGCAGATCGAGAGATCGCCCGGCGACGGCGTGGCGTCATTGTTGACACTCATCGACCCGTCGAGCCCCTTGCCGCACCCGAGGCAGAGGTATTCAGCAGCGTGCTTCGTATCGCGCATCTTCCAATCACCGCAATGGGACGGGGCCGACGAACAGAAGGGGGCTCCGTTCGTCGGCCCCTACTCACGCAAAGCGACCAGCGTGGTTGTTCGCCCTGCACGAGATTTCACTCGGGAGGGGCCGACAGTGAGTCTTATCGAACCCCTCCCGCACCCAAGCTTTCGTTCGCCTAACGCCACGCCGCCCTCTCAATTCCGACCGGCGCGGGACGCTTGGATGATCTTTCTCTTGGCGGCTGGAGGGGACCGCAGACACTCGGCCCCCTCCTTCCCTCCCACTCTCATCCTCCCGCTTTCGTCCACCCAGCAGATACAGATGGGACGCCAGTTCCTCGTGAAAAATGGATAAAACACGAGGCCGGTACGCTTGGGTGAGCGGCGGAAGTCAATGTCTCAGATCGCGCGACAGAATGTCAAGGGGGCAGGGTATCGCCGATGTCGATCGATTGCCATCTGCCGCCGATCTCGACGCGAATGAAAATCCCAGTGGAGATCATGGCAGATGTCCTGCGGCTTTGAGAGCAGCGCGCACGACATCGCGGCACTCCGATGTGGCGCGCGGCATCAGTCCGTCGTCCTCAAGAACATATCTCAGCGCCACCGCAAGATTGGCGTTCTGGGCCATCAGCCGCCCGATCTCGCGCATGACGACGATCAGATCGAGCGCAAATGGATCGTCCGCCTTCAGATACACACTGTCGATCCGGCGCATGGCGTCCTCGACGGTCGGCAGCGTCACCTTGCGCTCTGCCTTGTCGCTGTCGCCGCTGCGGTAGGGCGGATCGATGTCATCGAGGGTGTCGGTCATCGGCGGTGCTGCTCGGGTCGCTTGCGCTGATACTCGGCCAGCTTGATGTACCAGGGCAGGGTCGAGATCATCGGGCAGCGCGTGTCGCCGTAAGGGCAGTGCAAGTCAGGATGGCCGTACTCACGTCGGATAGAGCGGCGGCGGTCCTGTGCCTGGATCTCTGAGCGCACTCTCGACCTCAACCTCGACCTCGCGAGCCCGCCGAACCAAACCACGCAGTCGCAGAAAACGCAACCCGTGGACGAAGCTGTCAACCAAGTCGTCGTGCTTCCCCTTGGGGAACTCGGAGGCCTCCGCCATCAGCATCTCGGCCCAAGTCCGGGGCCATGTCGCCCCGTCGGCCTGGGTCACGCACGGCACCCAGACCAGCCCCGGCCGCCGCGTGCCGTCGTCGCGCTCCTCGCCGAGGAGGTGGCTGACGGCGTTCGCCCGCGCCTCCTTGTCGGTGCCGCCCCCGGCCGCCGCGTTCTTGCTCGGATCGACCAACTGGACGCTGAAGCTCTCGTCCCGGGTCAATCGTACGATCTCCTGGAACAACGAGATGCCGGAAGCCTTGTTCTCGATCAGCACCCGGTCGCAGCGCTTCTTCTCCGCCCACTTGATCACCTCCTGCACGAGGTCGTGGAACTTGAGCCGCTGGCGCCAGACATGCACCACCATCACCTGGGGCTGGCCATAGAGGTTGGTCCACACTCCCAGGATCACCATCGCGCTATAGTCGTTCTCCTGCTTCTCGCCGAAAGCGGTATCAACCACGCCCAGGATATATTCGAAGTCGGGGAACTGATTCTCGCTGCGCCCGTAGATCAGGCTCACGCTCTTCGACCAGAACTCCCAGCCGTTGTACGGCAAGATGCCGCCGCCCCTGGGGATCGGCCGCTGCTGGTATTGGCTCGCCCAACCCACCGGACCCATGTCGCGCTTGAGGTCGTCGCACACTTCCTTCGACCAGCGACGAGGGCACAGAAGCTCGCCTTCAAGCGTGCGCGGATCTGAGAAACCAAGCTCGGTCGAACAATGTCTGCCACTCTCGTACTCCATCGGCAGCACCAGACAGGTGTAGCCCATCCCGGTGTCCATGATCTCGCCAGCGATGTCGCCCGAGTGCAGCCGCTGCATCACCACCACGATCGCGCTGCGCTTCTGGTCATTGAGCCGGTTGATCGCCCCCTCGCGGAACTTCCGAACCGTCGTCTGCCGCTCCATCTTGCTCTCGGCCCGAATCACCGAGTGCGGATCGTCGATGATCAGCCGGTCGCCTCTTTTTGAGGTCAGGCTGCCAAACGGAATACCATCGCGCGAGCCCGTCATCGAGTTTTCGAAGCTGAACTCCCCCACCCTTCTCAGCACGACATCTGGCCAGTGTTTCTGATACCAATCGCTTAAAATCAGATCTCTCATCCGCCGACAGTCCCTGCCAACTGCAATCTCGGCGAACGAAGTCGTCAAGTAGCGCAAGCTCATCATCGAGCGAGGCCCCCATTCCCAGGCGGGCCAAAAAGAAGAGACGAGCAAGCTCTTCATCGAACCCGGAGGGATGTTGATCAGCAGTCTGGTTATGTGCCCGTCGGTCACCGCCTCCAGGTGCGCGCATACCGCCTCCAAATGCCAGTTCGCGACAAACTCCGTCGCAGGCTCCAAAACATGCCACGCCTCCCTGACGAAATTGTACAGGCTGCGCTCGCTGCGGGCTCTGACCGCAGGGATGCTGCGGTCCATGTTCCTCGCGTTTTGATCGGAGGCCCTACGCCTCAGAGCCTCCTGGACCTGGGTCTTCGTCACTCGCCCGGCCAATGAGTCGATCAAGCTCATGCAGTTCCTCGTCGGAAAGTCTGTCGAGATCCACCTCAACACTGTTGCGCGCCTGATCATAGGCCGTCGGCTGACGCCACCCAAGCCGCTTGCCAAGCCAGAACCGCGTCATGCTGGCGTCGGCATGCCGGTAGTTCTTCTCGGGGCCGCCGACCGCCTGATGGTAGGCGCTCTCGATCACGTCGAGGTCGCGCAGATCGGCCGCCGTCGTCAGCTCCTCGCGGAACACCCGGTAGAGCGTCGAGGGCCGGAAACCGGTCAACCGCGCAATCTTGGTCACCGGGAAGCCGAACCCCGCCATCCTCGCCACGATGGCGCGAGCCTCCGGCGACGGCGCGCGGCCCCGGGGGCCAGTCCGATAGTCCAACGGATTGTAGGCGAGGGCCGCCATGTCGGTCGGCGGCGGCATCGGGTGAACCGCGTCCCAGTCCGGGATCAGCATGTCCCACGGCGGCGGCGGAACGTGGCGGGAGCCGATCGCAAGCCGACGAGCCATTGGCCTCAACTCCCTGGCGCATGCCCTGCGGCGGCAAGGGCGGCGTCGATCAAAGCGACATGGCCCACATTTCCTTTGCCCTGCATTATCCTCTCACGCAGTTCCTCCAGCGCCGCCACCAGCTCGGCGTAGCCGCTCGCGCGGAGGACGGCGCGGACAAGACCCGCTGTGTCTGACGCGACGGCGTCGAGCGCCTCTTGCTCGCAATGGCGGATCAGATCAGCCGGAAATTCATAATTGCTCTTTATCGACTTGGGATCATTTCCCCCCAACTCAGCCTCTGCTTCTGGCGCGGCCTGTCGCCACAATTCGTCCGGCAATCGTTCACCAAGAGGGTCGTTAAGAAGACCCATTTTTTGGGCCGCGCGCCTCCTTGCGATCCGCTCCACGAGGGGGCTCATCGCTCGCCTCCCGCCAAGAAATCTGCATCCTCCAATGTGATCAATTCACCCTCAACTTCCTCGCGCCCGGTTCCTGCGCAGCATAGACACGGCTCGACCCATTCGGCGTCTGGAGCATTAGGGTGGCCATGTTCAATAAACCCTTCCGAGCCACACCGCTCACAGAGGATGATGATTGGCAATTCATCTTGGGTCATGGAGAGGCTTTCATTCGTTCAATTTTAGATTATCGTCCACAATCTCTGGAGCATTTGGATTGGAAGCGTCCTTGTACCAAACGGATCGAGCGGCTTTGGTCCATCCGACTTTCGGTTCAGCAAGGGCGGCGATGGCGTTGGCGATGTTTTCGGCCGCGTAGAAGCCGCGAGGAAATCCAACGGCCCTCTTAGCCTCCGCTCGTGCAATCGCCTCGCACCGCTCCCGCTCGTCTGCGGCGGCTTGGGCTAGGGCGACGACGATTGCTGCAACTGTCGCTTCCTCGTCAATGACCATCGGAGGGCCATAGGCGATACTAACGGTCCCTGTGAGAGGAACAGGCGTCGCCTCAAGAACCTTGCGCCTGATAGCGTCGCGCGCCTTCGCCTCATAGTCCGCCCCGCCCTCATTCCGGCGTTTCGAATGAGGGCAACCCCCATGCACACAATCAGAATATGGCGGGTGTAACCCACATGTCGTGCAGAGGCCCGGAGTGTCATCGGTCATCTCTTCCCTCCTTCGTGCTCAGTGAGCCCTCATTCCCGGCGCTGGGAGTGGGGTGTACGGCGAGGGCGGCGTCGATCTGGCGCATAAGTTGCGGATAGGCGGCATACGCCGGATGCTGACGGATGGCGTGAAGATGTTTGCGCGCCTCGGCCAGCGCCGCCACAAGCTCGGCGTTCTGAGCGCGCAATTCCTTGATCTGCCCCGCAGCCTCGCCCAGTAGGTCTTCGACCGTATCGCCGTGGCCGGTGGCCAAGCTGTTCGCAATCATCCATCGGGCTATTCTCTCCCGCTCGGCGTGCGCCTTCACATCCATCGCACCTTGCCCTGCAACTCCGCCCGGCGCGGACAATCCGTCCAAGGAACCCCGCACGGACACCGATCGGCGCGGCCGGGCTCGTGGCTGGCCTTGTCGAGAAACCGCCGACGGATCAAGACAACGAGGTTGTGGACTTGGGCAATCGCCTTGTTCACCCGCTTGCGCTCGCGTTTCATCCTGGCCTTGGCCTTGGCCTTCTTCCCCATCACCGCCTCCGTGGCTCCAACGCCTGCTCGATCTTGCGCAACACCACGACCTTCTGCGGGCCGTTGGGGCCGTGGGTCATAATGTAACCCCTGGCCCGGCCAAGCGCCGATCTCAAGCGCGCATTATCCGCTTGTAGCAGAAGCTGCTGCGCGAAGTCCACCGCCACATCCTCCGGGGTGGGGCCATCGATGTCATGCGGATCAACCAAACCACAGCCCATCGCCATCACACCGTCTCTTCGACCGGCGCCGATTTGACCAGCTCCTGCAATCGCTCGACCTCATCAAGCGGGCGGAACCGCTCCGATAGCCACCATCCCGGACGGCCAGCCAGACGGTAGTAATCAACCGGCTGATCCCACTGATAGGTTACGCCAGCGACCGTGGTCGTGTAGCGGCCCGGAGGCCGCACCAAGCCAACAACACAAATCTCGCCATAGACCGGACCTACCCCTTTAGGCGCCTCAATGCCAAATGCGTTGCTCCACGGTCCCCGCTGAATGCACACAACCTTCATCGGTCGCTCCATAATCCACATGACCATACTGGGATCATTGGCAAGCGGCCTGCATATTAGCGGGAGGGCTGACATTGACAAGAACGACGGCCGGGCCTCCCCCCCCCTTCGTCTGGCCAGCGCGCCCACCCCTATTAGGGGCCAGCGGGCGCTCAGTCCCCTGCCACCCACCACCCCCTTATAGGCAATCAGCGTGTCTCTGATTGGTAGTCAAAGGTACGTCCGCGCTATGTCGCTGATATTGCTACAGTCTGTCGCAGCTCCTGCATCACTGGGTAACATAAGGGTATCGGCCTGCGGACCCCAGGCGGACCTCGCCGACGACGGTCGCCGGGCGCGCGGCGCGGAACACATCGTACGATCAACCTCGCCGCTGCGAAGGCCTCCGATAAGCCGACCGTAGGGGGCTCGCACCAGGGTTTGGGCGCAAGATCGTTCACATCCGAACCACTGTGCAGGATTTGCTACAGTTTTTAGGTTAAAAGAGGGTCACTCGTGCGAGCGCGCGTACAGCGCGCGTGCGCGCCCGCGTAAGCGTTAAATTCTGTTAGGTTAGGTTATCGTGTGGCGTCGCCGCTTCGGGCTAGCCACACGGCAAGTTCCACAAGGCCTTAAGGGGTTAGCCGCTGCGCGCGTGCGCGAGGGCTGCGCGGGGGGAGAAAAACTCCTCTTTCCACCCACCTGTCAAACATTATTTTCTGACCCAGCAAATGACCCAGCAAATGACCCAGCCTGTGTACCAGCTACTGACCCAGCCCTGTGGACAAGGGGGATTGACAGGTTTTGGCGGATTCGTCGCTTTTGGCGCTCCTGGGCTTGACAGCGAAGTGGCTTCATTCGCATTGTCTGCGACATGGAGCACCTCGATTTCGACGCCGTCTGGCGACTCCTCCACAATGGCGCAGCCGTGTCTGCGGCGCGCGACGAAGCCCACCTCTTCAGCTTCCGGCTGCGGGTTGCGGCGGGATCGTTGCCGACCTTGGTCAAGGTTCTGATCGGGCCGCGTTATGAGGTTGCCGGTTGGCTTGAGCCTGGGGCTGTGAAGGTCGGGTTGCTTGAAGAGCAGGCCCATCCAAGCTTCCCGGACGTGCGCAAGGTCCACAAGCTCTTCAACCAGTTCCTGCTGGCTGGGCTGATGCCGAGCGACATCGACCTCGTGCCTGCCGTGGAGTTTGAGCGCCAGCGTTTCTTCACCTTCCAGGCCAATGAGCCAGAGCTTTACGCCCATCTGCGCGACAGCGGCTCCAAGCTCGCGACCGATTGCCTCAACCGGATACGTAATTACGCCGAGATCACCGAGGGTCAGCGACGGCTTGCGCTGCAAGAGATGGAGGTCGTTCGGAAGCGCAAGGAGTTCACCGACGCCCGGCAGCGGCGCGCAGCGCGAACGGCGCAGGCTCGGCGTGACGAGGACGCCATCCCCGACGAGGGAGTGAGCGAGGCCGAGGCGGCTCTGCGGGAAGAGATGCGGCAGAAGCTCCTGAAGATGCGCGACCAGATCAGCGACGACCCGGCCTGACGATGCCTCTGCGCTTTGCTCCCGAGATTTATCCGGCCTTGGCGACGAGCCTGATCAAGCGCCGTCGGCTCGCCAAGGCGCGGCTGAAGCAGGCCAAGGAGGCCCAGCCCAGGTGGGACGCCAAGGCTGACCGCGCCCTCTACGACGCCTTTCCCAGCATCGCCGCCCAGGAGGATAGCCATTGAGCATGACCGATAACGACTGGCGAGCGCGGGTGCTGGTGGAGCACACCGATCTCCAGATCAAGGTTGGGCGGCTTGAGGTGTTCCGCTCGACCCAGGCCTATCGCGATCTGCCGCGTGACGAGCGCGACCGGCTGACGGCGCAACTGATGTTCATGCGCGGTTATCTGGCGATGCTGAAGGCGCGGATCGACGGCTTCCAATGAATAGCCGTGACCTGAAGCTGAAGAGGTACCTGGGCGACGGCGTCTACGCTGGCTACGAGCCCGCGACCGGCTGCGTCTGGCTGTGGACGAGCAATGGGGTGGTGGAGCACCACTGGATCGGGTTGGAGCGCGGGGTGCGCATAGCGGTGAGCCTGTATTTCCGCGACTTCGTTGAGACAGACAAGGCAATCGTCGCGTCACTCCCGGAGCAGATATGACCGCCGAGGAAGCAATCCTGGAGCAGCACCGACGGTGCAACACCCTGATCAAGCAGATCAGCCCGCTGCTGGCTGATCAGGGTGAGCTTGTTCAAGGGGCGGTATTGGGCAACCTACTAGCGACCTGGGTGATGGGGCATTGCATCGAGGGCGGCAGCAAGAAGGCGATCGAGAAGTACCGGAAGGCGATGCTGCGCATGCATATCGCTTGGGTGCGCCAGCAGATGGAGCGCCAGATATGACCGCCGTGGAGATCACGTTGACCCAGCGGCTCAAGGTGAGCCACTGCCCCGCCTGTCATATGGCCTTTGCCGCGCCGGTCGAGTTTTGGGAGCGGCTGAACCGGCTTCACGACCAGGGCGGACAGCCGAACTGGTACTGCCCGGCTGGCCACGCGATTATCCATGCTGGCGAGGGCGAACTCGACAAGGTTCGACGCGAGCGTGATCAGTTGAAGCAAGCGCAGGCGCGGCTCCTGGATGAGAAGGGGGCCGAGAGGCGCAAGCGCCTTGAAGCCGAGGGCGAGGTCCAGCGGCAGGCGAAGCGCTCGGCCGCTGGGGTCTGTAGCTGCTGCCATCGGACCTTCAAGCAACTGGCGAGCCATATGCGGACCAAGCACCCAGAACTGGCCTTGCAGCAGAAGGGGAGCGCAGGGGGCCGGGCGAGGGCGGCGGGCATGACGCCCGAGCAGCGGCATGAGTTCGCCAAGATGGGTGGCGCGAGAAGGTGGGGGCACTCGTGAGCCTGTGGAGCGAGCCGGTCACCAAAGACTTCATCGTGGGCACGGTGTTCGGCATGGCGTTGATGGCGGGCTTTGTCGTCGTCATACTCTGGGCGTTTCACGGATGACCGCAATGACCCATGACCGCCAAGGCTGGACCCTCTGGACCGAAGAGCCGCCGCCGAGAGGCGTGAAGATCGAGCTACGCCGTGGCGTGACGCCGATCGGCACCACTTGGCGAGACGACTTGTCGCAGTCGTTCAATATCCACGGAGTGTGGTGGCGCCCGGTGGCGTCCTGGCTGCCCAAGCCCAAGGTGATCCAGATCGCGCTAACGAGCGGCGACAGCCTGTACGTTTTGCGCGATGATGGGACGATCTGGCAGTCGTTAACCCCCGGCAACAACTGGTCACAGATTCGTCTGCCTGAAGAGAGCGAAAGAGGAGAGTGAAAATGTCACTGTTGAGCACGCTGGCGTTGTTGGTCCTGCCGCTCTACCGGCCGGAAGGGCGCGTCGCCGAGGTCGAGGAGGAGAACGCCGCGCTGCGTGAGAAGGTGAGCGAGCTTGAGAAGGAGGTCGCAGCCGGGAAGCGCCGTGAGGAAACGGCCGAGCGTGGATATTTGAATACCCTGCACCGGTTGGCCAACACCCAGCATGAACTCGCCTACTGGCGCGAGAGCTACCACCGGGCGATGTCTGGGCCACAGATGTTGGGGCAGGCGCAGCAGGCGCAGCAGCAGTTGTACGCGCAGGCGGGCGCGCAGGCGCTGGCGCGGCAGCAGTTTTACCAGCAGGCGCAGGCGGCGCAGGGGATGCTGGGCGCGCAGGGGTTGGAGCAGTGGGGCGAGTTCTGCAACTGCATCCCCGACCGGAATGAGGTGTTCCGCAGGACCGGCGCGGCCGGGCCGATCGCTCAGTGATCAATGGCGCCCAGGCGCCGCAATGCAAGGCCGCTGACGCCCGCCGAGCTTGAGGCGGTGTGGCGGCCCTACCCGAGCTTCATCGGCCCTGTCGGGCCGCCGATGTGGCTCTGGGTGCGCGATCGGGAGAAGCAACGGCTATGGCGGATCAAGGTGAGCCTGAGTGACCCAGAGAACCGAGAAGCCTGGAGACAATGGTATCGGGCCTGACCTATTTATTGCCTGGATGAGCGACCTTCGCGGCAACCGCTATGGCCTCGCCTGCAACGATCGGGCGATTACCGCGCTGCTCCACAGGCTTAAGGCGCCTAAGCATTCTGGCGGAAGTGGTTATCGTGGCTGACGAGCCCCGGTTCATCATCTTGGAGCGTCATGGGGGCTATATCCTGGCGTGGAAAAGCAACGTGCGGCGGCCGGATACCGGCGAGCCGCTCTATGTCTACGACGATGAGAGATCGGTTCTTTATCCTACCAAGGAGGCGGCCCAGGCTGGGATGGATAAATATCTCCAACGGCTTAGCCGCCATATTTCTGAAAAGTGACCAATTTGGAGGGGGTGCGGCAAGTCGCGCTTTTCACCAAAAATCCCCACCAAATAAGGCATGTGATTAGGCTAGGATGGCCACAGGAGGCCGCTGAGCAGGGGGTATTGTCGCACTTCCTGCGACACCGGGATTTTGGCCGATAGGGCTCAGCGGGCTTCTATGGCGATTTCGGCCTTTTAATTCACACACAAAAAAAGGGAGCCAAAATGGCCCCCTTTCTTGCGCCTCGGCCGAGCCGGTCAGGCGGCGATAGCGAGGGCTTGAGCCTCGGCGACGATCTGGACGAGGCTCTTGCGGCTCATGTGCATGGTGTAGCCGGTGCGCGCCTCGACCTCGGCGAGCCGGGCGAAAAGCTCGGGCCGCGCCTGGGCGCCGTGCAGGATGTCGTTCCTGGAGCCCATGATGCAGAAGACGCAGGAGAGGCGCTCGTTGCCCGCCGCGTAGGCCGGGTGGGGCTCTTGGCCATCGGCAGCAATCGTCGCGAACACCTCGACGGTGGTCAGGCCGTGGATCGGCGCCCAGTCATACCAGTCGCGCCCGGCGACCGAATTGCGCTCGTGGCGCTTGAACACCTCGACCTTGGCGCGCGAGGCGCTCTCCTGGGCGCGGATGCCGGTGGCGTTGATGATCAGCCGGTGGCCATGGTTGCGGGCGAAGGTGCGGACCTCGCGCTCAATCGGGCCGCGCTTGAGGTCCGACGTGCATTGGCGGGTGGAAGCGGACGGGAAGGATGGGACATCGGGACGGGTGGCGAAGCGGCGCTCGACCATGTCGAGGAAGCTCTTGGCGGCGCGGGCGACGATGAAGGGAACGCCAGCGTTGGCGGCTTGGCGTTCGGCAAGCTCCAGGGCGCCGTCCCATTCGAACTCTCCCAGGGAGGCGTGGACGACCAAGATTTGGTCGCGTGGCACGATCTCCAGCATCTTGATCAGGAGGGCTTGGCTGTCTTTGCCGCCCGAGTGATTGACGACAACCAGGGCGCCCTGGTCAATGAGGTCTTGGGGGGTCATACGATTCTCTCCTGCGAGGCCACGCGCCCCGCAACCCTGTGTCTCACTTTCTGCGACATCGGTCAACAACAATCGTACGATTGCACCGCAGCTTGGCGGGGCGCGCCAACGCCGCTATGATCGCCGTGAGGCGGGAGGAGAGCACCACCGGGATCTGACATGCGCCTGGGACACTGGATCGCGGGCCTGGCCTCGCTCCTGCTATCGTCGGCCGCGATCGCACAGACGACGCCGCCGTCTTCGCCCGCTGACATGGGCATCACCAAGACGACCCTGCCCGAAG